GAATGTCTTACGTCCACGGCAAGCTCCGCTGCAGCCTCACGCTGATGTAACCCAGCGGGAAAAATACATGTATTTCGGGGGCGCGGCTCCCGATAATCAAGGTTATTCCCCGTACAACACACCGGACGCTAACACCCCTGCTGAAGGTAGGACTGGTGGTCCTGTTACACATAGGAATTACGAGAACACACTGATTACAAATGTATTCGGAACTCAAGGTACATCCGATCGCTCGCAGTGGCGGTATCACCAGCCGGTGTACTGCAAGACTTATACGGAGACCTTACGCTCGCAGTCGCCTGGCTTAATGTCCACGCCGCTGCGGTACATCTACCGTGGCAACTCAACGCAATACAATGAAAGCTACGACTTAGGTATAGGTTTCGCTCCTCTTAACTACGACGAGTTTGGCGGTGGTTGCGATATACCGCCTCCGTGCCCGACTACCACAGGTGATTTGCTGAACCCCCAGCCTGGCGATGTGCTTAGAGGTTCTAGCTACTGCACTTATGTTTCTATTACTTGGTACAATACTGGGAGCGATACGCCCATAGGAACTGGAGAGACATATACTATACAAGAAAGTGACTACTTCTATAAAATATACTATGTAGTCACTTATCCAAACGGTTCTACTGCTGCTTCTTCGGTTGATTGTTTGCCTCTTATAACCCCTAATAGAAACTACGACTATTGGGCTTTAAGTCAGTTTCCCGTTGGATTTGATGATTATTGGTATGAGAGAAAAGTTTTGCTTAATGACTTAGGTGAAACTTATATTTTTATGTGGAAGATGGACTCTATAGTGCCTGTAAATAAACAGTACTACGCGACTTTGGTTATACAAAAAAGAAATATAGATGGAGAGGAACTATGGACTAAACTTTATAATACAGATGCTGGTTTTACTCATCAAACATTTCCAGAACGTATAGCTTGCAGTTTTGATAAAGATAAAACGTTTATATACGTTCTAACAAAATTTAGATATATTCCTACTCCAGGTTTTGTCCCTTATTGGGGTGGGTTAGAGGTTTATAAAATAGATTCTACTAGCGGAGATTTAATCTGGAGGCATGTATACGATACAGGTCTGAGCTATAGTAACCTTAAGAGCACTTCTGGTCTGTACGTAGATAATTACTTGAATGTAGTTTGGGTTAGTGCTCTTAGTTTTAATTTATCTATACATATTGCTATTGATCTAGATAACCCTACTGATATACATGGGAGTATAACTTTAAACTTCAGCGGCAGCGGTAGTATAACTGATTACCCAAATTCTGTTACAATGATTAGATCTTTAGATAACACTAAACTGTATTTTATATGGATAGATGCATCCAATCGCCACGTTATTTACGAAGCGGATTCAAGTGGTCTGTCATTTTCTTCTAATGTTAAACGGATATCCTCTTCTACTACTTTAAGTGCTGGAGCTAAATTATCTTGTAAGTTTGTCTCTGCTACAGCTGCAGATGGATCAAGAGTCTACATAGGAGCACAAGGATTCGCTCAGTATGGAGCTCGTTTAGTTTTATATGATGAAGATTTTAATCTTATCAAAGTTTCCTCTTCTTTCGGCTATGTTAAAAATTTAACAGTTGATCCTAATGATAACTCTATAGTTTATGTTACTGTTTTCCAAGCTTCCAAGATTGATTTATTAGATCCGTGTGACATTAAATTTGGACCTACCAATGCTTTTTGTGCTGTTTACACAACAAACGGTTACTTAGATACCATAAGTTCTTGTTTAGCCTTTACAACTACATCTGGCTCTAATTTTACCCCACCTCCTGATGCTGAAACAAGTGATTTCTCAGTAGCTAGTAATCCTTATGTTAATAGATCTATTATTACATATAGCCCATTTACTGTTCTAGGCTTTGATGGAGGCGGTCAAATTAGTGGTTACCTAACAATAGGTTTACCCGTAACAGCTTCTGGTAATACATCTAATTTCCCGTGGCCCAATCCGTCTGGTTTAATTAGCGCTAGAAACAATTTAAACGTAGCTATACCGTCGGGATCTGCTACTAGCAGTGCTTTAGTATTCGCAGGAGGCTCTAGGACTACTAGAGCTTCTGGCGCGGTGGCTACTACAGTAACAGATATTACAGGAACTATCTTAGAACAGTACTCTACTGCTAACTTTATTTAATTTTGTAGTTATCTTTATGTAACGGGGTATACGCGACAAACACCTGTTGACTCCTCACTTTTCCAGTTAGATTAACTATGTAGTTCTTCGGAGGTTGACGCTTTGTTCGTTGACAATGATTTTCCGAAGCTGCTCGGTGCAGAACTCTACCGTCCCCACCCCGCTTATGTGGTGGAAATGGCGGCAGAGCCCGTGGTTGTTCATGACTTCTCGAAACAGCCCGGCCAGACTGTGCAGCTGGACAGATATAGATTCTGGGGTAATCCTGGATCTAAAGAATCTCGCGAGCGTACTGCAGAGCAAACGATTGGCACTGCGAATAGCAGAAACATTGTCAAGGACAAGGTTCTGGTTACGCTGCGTGAGTACACTGGTCCTGCGGACCCGAGTGATCCCACTCAGCCCAGCACCTTCAAGATTGCTCGCGAGACTCTGATTACCGCTCAGCGTTTACTGCTGGACACTGGTAATCTTACAGCCTTCCACCAATCTATTGGTTCTCTGACTCTGTTAGATGACTATAGAAGATGGCGTGACCGGGTGTTCATTAACGAACTCCTGAAAGCTGTCTCGAAGGGTCAGTCTTCGGACTCCCAAGGTGGTTATTACTACCCTGGCGATCTTGCCGTTGGCGCACTGACCTACACTAACGCCGAGCAAGCTAAGTTCGACGTTAAGGACGATCTTCTCCGCGTGGTTAAGTCCATGCGCAAGAGAAACGTCCCGACCTATCAGGATGGTTTCTATCGCTGTGTGTGCGATCCTACCTTCCTGATGCACCTGCGTCAGAACAGCGACTTCCGTGAAGTTGCTCGCTATCCTGGCAACGGTCAGATCAACCCTCTCATGTCTTCGATGCAGCCCAACGCTGCTATCTACATGGGTCAGGGCTTCGGTCAAGCCACCTTCGTGGCTGGTGAGCCGATTATGCCCACGGGCTTTGTCTTCGAGGGTGTGCGGTTCTTCGAGAGCACCAACATGCCCTCGCAGAATCAGACTGCTACGATCGCTTCTACTAGCGCTTCGTACGAGACTGCCATCGGTATGTTCTTCGGTCCCCAGAGTGTTGGCGTCGGTATCGGCGGTAACAACGCTCAGGTGCTCCTGAACAACAATGACGATTTCTCGCGTTTCATCATGATGATTTGGAGCCTGTACGCAGGTTTCGAACTCCTGAACGCGGACTTCGCCACCATCGCATACTCCTTTAACGCTTGATAGGAGGTATTAACGATGGCAATCAACGCTAACCAGATCGCAGTTACCAAGATCTATCCTGGTAACTACACCAACGTGCTGAAGTACTGGCACGAAACCAAGTCGGTTGATTTCAACAACGAGAACGGCTACGCCGAAACTCTGACGAATCAGCCCATCGGCGGCCCTGTCGGCGTGGTCTTCCGCCCCGGTTGGATCGCTCAGCAAGCTGTTGGCTACGTGGACCTGTCTTATCAGGCCCTCGGTTCGGTCAACCAGCTGGAGTATTACACGACTCCGTACGCTTCCGGCGGTGCTTCTAACAAGGAGTTCACCAACGGCACTGTGATCATTCCGTCCCCGGATTATCACAAGGACGTTCGCGCCGACATTACCACTGGTATCACAGTGCCTTCCGGCGCTTATGTGTACCGTGTGGGTCTGCGTGTCGATGGCGGCGACGTGGTGAGCAGCGGTGTTGCCGGTGGCAGCGCTACTCCTCAACTCGGCCTCGGCCCTGGCCTGGGCGTTGGTCTGACCACCACCCCCAGCGCTAGCGGTTTCTACGCCACCGTCGTTGGTTCGGACAGCCGCATCGAAAACGGCTCGTTCAATTCCAGCAACGCCTGGAATAGCGCCAACATGCACAAAGTTACTGCGGAGACAGAGTACGCTCTGGCCACCGTGGGTAACCTGGGCGGCGCCGCTGCTTCCGGCCTTGGCCAAGCTTCGGGTATCTACGATCCTCGCGCTGGCGTTGGCAAGCTGAGCGGTAAGGACAAAGCCCTCGCCCTTTGCGAAGTGTGCTGGCTCGTTCCCGATCAACCGCCCAAGCGCAGCGATATCGTGCTGCAGCCTGCCGGCATCGTGGAATCCAGCGTGTACACATCCACCTCTCCTTCCTGATTTAATTCAGAAGGTTAGTTCCAGACCCCCTCACTTCGAGGGGGTTTTTTTGTGCCTGGGGCTATACTGTTGTCAGTCAATGTTTTCATAATGACAGTCGCCGCCAGTCAGGAGTATACCTACACGCCTAATGGCGTTAAAGTCTCTGTGATCAGTACTCACGATGACGGTGAGTATTTTATGGTGAAATCCCTTACTACTGGGAAGGTGTTCTTTGCACATAAGAACCAGATTGCTCAAAAAGATATCGAGGAGAATTCTGGCGAAAAACAGGTTAAGCGGAGGCGTGGTCGGCAAATAGTTCGGCCCGAGGTGCCCGCCATGAACCGGGTCAACATCAACTCGGCAACCCCCGAGCTGTTGACCCAAGTTCTCAAAGGTATCGGGATGAAAACCGCTATCGAGATCAAAGAGCTGCAGCAATCAATGCCCGGTGAACGCTTCAGCAAGCTCGATCAACTGAAGTCGATTTCTAATATCGATTGGGATACGGTTCTGGAAGGCGATGTTGCCTACGTCGAGTGAAATAGTTTTCACTGATTTAGAATAAAAGTAGATACTCCTCTGCCCGTGGCGCAACTTCTAACTGAAGAACTTGCGCAGATTGAGCGCTATCTACGCGAGCAGGGGGCTATCTTCGTTGGCAGTTTTACAGACTCTGCCCGTCTAGATACGATTTACGCGGCTGTTAACTCGCTGTTCCGCAGCGTGCCGCAGCTAAAAGTTTCAGCTCTAGATGACTATAACTTTGAGCGTGTTTGTTACCATTTAAATTACAATATCTCTGCTGTGAGCCCTGCAGATTATGCTAGGCTTTTAGAAGCTTGTAATAACATACCTAGTGACTTTTATTACACTAAGATCCTGAATCAGATTGAGCGGTGTAACACCGCTGAGATTTATACGGAGCTGGCTTCTGACAGAGGAGCCAGTCAGCAAGAAGTTATATTTGGAGCTGATTTAAATAGAACAATTACGATACAGGATAACAGAAAGATTATGAGAGTATGGCGTGAAAATTATTTATACGAGTGTGACAGGTTATCTGCTATGTTACACGTAGTTAATTATAAAGATCCTGTAATTGCTGAGTCTAGGTTTGTTGCCACGGAGGGGGATTTCATTCAAAGCCTACCGGGACCTGTAGATCCGGCTAGGTATGACGATCTGTACTTTTTTGCTTCTTGGCATTGATTAGACTTAGTTAAAAGGAGGCACCGTGGCGGAGCTTAGCGTTCAAGAACTAGAGCAGATTTATAGCTATCTAGCTCAACAGGGTGTTGTAACGCAGCCGACCACGACTGATCGGACTAAACGTGAGATTGTTTATGCGGCTTTAAACCAGATTGGTCGCAACCCGGTC